CGCAAACCTTTGGCATCATCGTGATGCAAACGGATGCAACGTCCGATGGTCTGACTGATACCAATGAAGTCCATGTTACGCAGGAACAGCACTGCTTCCAGACCGCTGACGTTGATACCTTCAGCAAGGATGCTATGGTGAAGAACCACAAACTTCTTGGAGTTATCCTTGCCCCATGCAGATAGCGTGTCAAAGAACACCTCACGGTTGACTTTGCGACCGTCAATGACTGCTCCAGTCTTGGCAGTGATATACATCCAAGAATAACCGCGACACTCTAACTGGAAACAGAAATCAGTTTCAGTCACCAGCGACACAATCTGCTTGGTTGCTTTAGCACAGATCAGAATCTTGCCAACCTTGTTGTCATCAATGGTTTCCAGCAGATTCTCCGAATCGCGGTCAAAGTTGGTCTGCTTGCCAGTCACCATAGCAAGTTGCTTGACGATAACTTTAGGGGGCACAATGTATCCACCCTCAACAAGTTCAGGAGCAGGAACTTTGCAGATCACCTGACCATAAACAGCAGCATCATTCATGCCTGGTTTGCCCACTGCAAGTGAATGTTTAGGAGTTGCAGTAAAGAAGTAGCAACGACCAGCATTAGTAGCAAAGTGCTCTGTTGCAGGGAAAAAGTGACGCTGAACGCTGTTATGTGCCTCATCAAAGTAGATCGTATCCACATCAATCTCTGCTGCCTGAAGACGATTCAGAGAGTTGTAGGTAGTGAAGATCAACTGATGGCGATTCGTAACCTTGCAACCAACATCGTGTGCCTGAATGTCAGACACTTTGGTGCTGCTAAAGTGGTGAGTTTCACCACTGTGAACGTGCATCACTTCGGCATTGGTGATAAACTCCAGAAACTCTGCAGAGAGTTGCTCTGCCAACAAAATGCGAGGAGCAACTACAACAATAGTCTTGGGAGTTTGTGATTGAAACTCCCGCAGAGCATCATAGATCATCTTCAGCGTTTTACCGCCACCAGTAGGAACAATGATCTGACCTTTAACGTGCTCAAGCATTGCAGCAACGGCACGTTCCTGATGTGGGCGAAGTTGAAGTTTCATAAGTTGCATGATCTATTACTAGGACAGTTTGGACGTTCCTAACTTTAATTCTCCAATTTTTCTGGCATTAAAGAACACTCAATGTCGAATTGGATCAACAGAAATGATTGAAGCATTTGGATGCCGACCAAATACATTTTTTCTCACTTCTTGAGAATGATTAGCATAAACATCCTCTTCAAATATTTTGTCTCTGACTTCAGGATCGGGACTGAATGGAATTGAATACTTTACCTTGTAGAGCATAATTATCCAAAAAATACTATTTAAGTATAATCTATCGCACAAATCATGTCAAGGGTGTTACAGACGATTCTAGAGGCATCTGGTGATCAATTAAGAGCATTTAGCAATGGATTGTTGAGACGATCTTGAGCAACCTTAAAATACTTTTCCTCTCGCTCAATTCCTATAAAGTTCCTGTTTGTATTCTGTGCTGCAATTCCTGTAGTTCCGCTGCCCATACATGGATCAAGAATGGTATCACCTTCATTAGAATATGTGCGAATCAGATACTCATACAATGCTACAGGTTTCTGTGTTGGATGCAGTTTGCCCTCATCTTCTGCAGTCTTGAAGTATAGAACGCTGCGTGGGTATCTTACACCTTCATCATCTTTAACGTGAACTGCTTTAGTCTGTTTGCCATATTGTTCTGCATCTCTAACTGCTTTCCCCTTGTCATATGGTTTCCCTGGTGTCATCTGGGGATTGTATGTTGGTTGCTTATTATAGAAAACTACGATGTCCTCGTGTGCTCTCATTGGTTGCTTCTTTGCATTGAGATAACCCGTTGCCTTGGACTTTTCCCATACAAGACAATACTTAAACCAGGAATAGTTTGTAGAGATGAGAACAGAAGTAAATGGTTGTGCTGCTGTAGAAATGATTGCAGCATTTGGTTTGCAAATGATACCCACATGTTCCCAGAAAGCATCATAATCAATCACCCTATCCCATTCATTTCGGGACTTGTTGAGTGTGCCATAGGGGAAATCTGTAAGCAAAAGATCAATGCTCTGGGGTTCAATTTGACCCAGAACATTGAACATATCATCACAGAATAACCTCATTGATTCAACCACTCTACAAACTTTTTGACTTCTGGAATGTCCAGTTGGAAATGTGCATTATATTCTTCTTTGTAAATTGCACGACTCCCATTACGTTTTTTTTGAGCATTTATGACAAACACATTCAAATCCTTACCAGTTTCACGTTTGAAGTATGCTTTTAGATATTGAAAGGTTTCATCAGCAACACATGTCTGACCTGTTAGAATTGCATATTCTACAGTTTTTGGAACATCTGGAGAGTTATACATTAGTATAAAATCAAGTATAGCACGTTTGCAGTAGCAGCAGTCCAAATAACACTTTGACTCAACTGCTTTTACAAAAGTACCGTCACGATAGATATGCTTATCAACTTGAAGGGTTTTAAGGATGCGCCCATCAATCTCTTCAGTTTGCTTATAATCATTCTTCTTTGCTTCTAGACCATTATCAGCACAAATACGCTGAATAAAGTTCTCAAAAATAACACCAGATCCATTTCGTGCTTTACCACCACCTTTTTCTTTATGGAGGCGAGGAAGATCAGCAACCTCCGCATTGTAGGCATCAATAATCAGATTCAGATTGGTCATAATGTAGAATGATCTAATACTGGGACAGTTTGGACGTTCCTAACTTTAATTAGGTGGACATTCTCTGGTGAACTCTAGCTAACAGTTTGGTCTTTGCCTTACCAGTTGGTTTCTGACCTGTTTCTTTTTCGTAACGTGAGAACTCTTGATCTTTCATGATACCAGATAACTTTGCCTCACCTTTTCTCTGGATTGATTTTCTTTCAGATGCAGAATATCCAGTTGGTTTTGCTGGTTTGTAGTCAGGAGATACTGCTTTTGTTTCTTTCTTTTTCGATGTAAGTTTTCTTGCTTGTGCAGAAAGTTCAGATGTTTTTGGTTTTGCTGTTGATGTTGATGTTGATGCTCCACCTTTTTTAGCAGCAATTCTTGCCAGTGCTGCTTTCTTTCTTTCTGCTTTTGCTGCTGCTAATTGTGTCTCTCTTGCAGATCCACGCTCTTGTGTTGGTGCTTGTTGACGTTCAGATGATGCTCTTTGCTGACCAACATCCTTGCGTGTTTTATACTCAACTGGTTCAGTTTTACCACCACCAACATACTTTACGCGGCGTCTTTCAGGAGTTGACTTTTTGCGTTCTCTTCCAATCTTTCCACCATCACCAGTTTTCTTGATTGAGGCACCACCACCCCAACCAAGTTGCTTGGCAGCATCAGCATCAGATGATTCGCAAAGAGACATAAACTCCTGAAAGGTTACCATTGTTATCTAAACACTCTTTTTAGTATTTAGATGTCATCATCCTTTGCTTTGTAACTACCTTTGAAGACGCGACCTTCAGCATAGAACTGTCGCACACGTTCGCGGCGAGTTGCAATCAAAAGATCATATTCTTCTTGTTGTTGTTTATTAAAGATGAAATCTTGCTTCCTCCAAGCATCTTTAAGTTCGTTAATGTGAGGGAGCACGTTAGGGATTTGTTCAGTCATTGTTTCAGATTACAGGAGTTTCAGAGTCAGTGGAAGAATCAGTGGACACTTGTTTAGGTGTCACACGAATGTTATAAGGAGAATTGAAGAACCTGCGGAAAGCAGTAACAAGAATAAGAAGCGTTGAAGCAACACCAACCAAACCAAGGAAGGTGATAACATCTCCAGAGAAAGTATAGGTGTCAGGATTCATGCTCAATAATCGTAGTTTCCATTGATGTAGTGATTCAAGTCAAACTTGGAAGGTTTTTCAACATCATCATCAAAGAGATCTTCATTCATCTCTTCAACAAAATCAAAAGAGGAGAACTCTTCAATTTGAATGTCGTCAAAGCAATCCATAAATCTTGTGTGCTTACACTATTGGGACACTTTGAACGTTCCTAACTTTATTACCTGGACATTATTGCCTTTATTCTTGCTTTTTTTGCTGCCAATTCTGCACCTGCTTCATGCTCCATTTCTCCGTGTGCTTGGCGGATTTGCATACCTTTCCAACGTGCAGATGCTCTAGCAACCTGTTTATTATACTCATTTGGTTGCATTGTTGGATGTTGCTCCATGAATTGTCGGAAGGTTTTCATTTTTATAGCACTTTTTGAGTATTTATTTGCCCACTTGGTTCTACATATGTTTTATCAATAATCAGATGAATCACAGGTTCATCATTCCAATGCCTAATTGTATTGGCAATGATAAAACAGTTGGTGATAAAAATAGATAGAAACATTACAAGGCGGATAAGTGCAACCCTATCCGCCTCTTTATCATTTTTACCTGCCTTTTCTCCCAATGCTTTAGCAAGCAATCGCCAAAACGTTTTTTTCTTTTTCGTAGATTGATTCTCTTGACTTAACATACTCTAACTCTTTCCACTGTTCTGGATAACAAACAACAAGAACTCTTTCATTTCTATGAAGACAACAAGCAAGATAGTTTTCGCAATCTTTAGGACGAACTAATACTTCTATTGTAATATATTCTTTGTCTTTGAAATAAACCCAACCCTCAACTCCTTTTGTCCACTTAACGTAATCATTGACTTGAGGATTGTAGTTCATACAAATGCCGCCTCTAGAGGAGTTTGTTTGATTGGCATTGCTGTGTAGTTTCTGGTATTTTTGAAACTCACAACTTTGCCTATTTCTTTACTATTTACAGGACTATAGAACTCACACTTTTTGTATGAGTAGAACCCCCAGATTGTACGGGTAGGTTTACCCAAATTGTAATCAAACTGACGGTGACAGCGCAACCAAATAGAAAAGATACCACGTTTGAACTCTTCAACTTCATAAGTATAACCTTCAGGTGCTTGATGTTTGAACGTTGGTATCAGTTTGATTGAGAGGTTCGTCATCAATAATGAGCGAAAGATAATCTGGATAAATTGTAGCAGCAATATATTGTGCCAGATCACGAGTAGGTGACACTACATCAACTGACACATTAATACTTAACGGCACATCTTCTGGCAATTCATCTTCCTGACCAATAGGAACCATTGGCAGTTCTAACTCTACACGCCATACTCTACCTGATTGGAGATGAGTATCAAAATCAATGTGAAAATCAGCACTCATAATAAATTCTCAAGTTGTAAATGATTCAACAACACTAGACTCTACATCTTCAGCAAGAGCATAAGTTCTTGAGTTTAGAATATTTTCCTTGAGATCACTGTAGTATCTCTCATAGAAATTACCATTATCCTCGGCAGAAATCAAATCAAAACATTCATCATCATTTTCTGCAATTACATTCCAAACTCCACCATATTCACTGGAGGGAAAGGGAACATAATGGTCCACGATGTAAAGAAACTTTTGTGTCATTTTTCTTTGTAAATTACTCCTTAATTGTAATAGTTTTCGTCGCCTTCGTCAAGAATGTTCTTGTCTGCAGCGAAGATAAATGCTGCGCCCATTGTAAGAAGGGCACCAAGT